CGTCGTGATGTTCCAGATTACCAGAGAACTGGAAATCGGGATGACCAGTCCGCGTGGAAAGGTCCAGACGATGCCGACACCGATCGTGGCCGCACCGTTCCAGCGGCGCATGAAGATTGTGGGGGCCGTCGGCGACGTGCCCCACGAAAGGGAGCCGTTCATCACGCTGGCCGGATCGCCCGGATCGTCGGCCTGAAACGCCACATTGACCGGCGTGACGCCGATCAATGCCGGTCGGCCCAGGCCGATGCTTTGGGCCGTGCCGGTGGCGGTGATGAAGCTGACCTCTAGCACCTTGGGGCGGACGGTCGAAGGCGTGCGCCATTCGACGCATGCCTGAGCGCTAGTGAAGTTCGTGGTTCGCTGTGCGAGGCTGTAGATGGCCATGAGTGGTTCTCGCTCGGTGATTGTTGCGGCGGCCTAGTCGCCAGTGATCGTGGGCGTGATTTTGATCTGGTCCCCGTTGTTGACGATCGTGTACGGCCCATCGGTGAACCGCTCCGCGAGCGCGATCCGGCCGCTCGACGCGCGGACCATGAAGTAGCCGTAAATCGCCTGGTTCTGGCCGCCGGCCGAACTGGTGAAAGTCTGCTGGGGGTACGCAATCGACGACGGAGCGCCTTCGCTCGGCGCGCCCCAGGTAGCACCAGTGAGCGTGATCGCGGAATAGCCCGTGAAGTCGGCCTCCGTGTAGGTTGCTGCCGTGTCGGTCTCGGAAGGGGTCGTGTTGCTCTTGAAGAGCTTGAGGATCAGGTTTTCGGGCGCCGCCCTGTTGACGAAATATTGCAGCGCGTCCCCTTCGCCGTTATTCGGAACCAGCAGGGCCATGCTATTCCTCCCGCTCGACTTGGACGGTCTTGGTGACGAGGTTCGTCTGCGGGTCGCGCTCGACGCGGGTCTCTTTCACCACGGTCCGGGCGGGGAGCGTGATGTTGATGACTGGCGTAGGCGGCGATGGTGGCTCGTAAAATGCCTCCAGTAACACTGCCCTGGCCTCATCGGTCGTTCGCACGGATTCGAGCGCAGCGGCCACGGCGGATTTTTTCGCGTCAGGCTTTTCTGGGGTCTGATCTTCAGGAGGTTTGTTGCCCGCTAAAAACGGCGGAGGTGCGGGCGGTGGAACCGGCTTGGCCCGCGCCTTGGTGGCACTGACCATCGCTCGCGCCGTCCGCTCTATGATGCCGACAGCGGTGAGCAATTCAATGGCAGCCAACTCCGCCGTGGTTCCCGCGGCCACTCCATCGAGCACCGCGACGGCGGCAGTAATCTGCGCGCCGTTCAAACGAGCATCCACGTCAGGCTGAATCGGCGGAGCCTGATTGGGCAATCCCGGTCGGGGCGGCAATGCAGGAGCCGGCAGTGGTTGCGGCGCGGGTGGTTGTCCTAGCGGCTCCCCGGTGAGCGTAGTTGCGCCAGCGGCAACCTGCGGCTTGGCTCCCTTGGCCATTTCTACCTTGTGGTCCAATCCCGCCTTCGCTGCCCAGGTGTCGAGTGACAAAACACCACGCTCATTCTGCACGGCCCGGATTTGTTCCTCGGCGGCCTTGTCTTGAACAGCAACTTCCGGCGCTTCGACCTTGATCTGAACCAGCCGCTTGAGTTGGCTGATATGGTCAATGCCGATCTTGCGGAAGCGCCCGAAGCGGCACAGGATCGTCAGGACTTTCCAGCACACTTCGGCGTAGAGCTTCCTGTACTTCCCCTGCCGCCGCTGCGTAGCTTTATCGAACGGTCCGCCGCTGACGAGAGTGCTGGCGTAGTTCGCGTTGCTCGCGTCCCCGCTAATCATGTATTCCGGCATTTGCCAGCGAGCGCCGACGACCCGCACGCCAGCCTGCATGACCTCGACGTAGGTCGGTCCCGACGGCGAGCCAAGAGGGCCGGCGTGATACTTCATGCCCGCCGTATCGAGCACGCGGCCGGGTCGGAACTTCTCATAGTGCTGAGTCTTCGTTCCGCCACCGGATTTCGGCATGGAGAAACTGCCGTCCGATTTCGACGTGCGGAAAGTCTCAATCTGGCTGCTTGTCGCCCCTGCCGAGTGCTCGCGGATGTAAGCAATCGTCGCCTGAATTGCTGCGCCCTGGAGCGTGTTGCCAAGCAGCTTCGACGTTCGCTCCAACGTCAGGTACGGCGCGTAAAAGTCGCTGATCCCGCGCTTCACGCCACGATCGACATTCAGGCGGATATGCACCATCTCATCCGCTCTCGCCACTTCCCAATCGGACTTGCTCCCCTCCCACTGGATAAAATAGGCGTGCCGACGCTCATAGGACCGCTGATCGGTGGCAATTCCGAATGACCAATCCAAGCCGGACAAGCCGCAGTAGTCCTCAACATCGCGGCACGGGATCGGTTCGGTCAGGTAGTCCGGTTCTGGAATGAGAATTTCCGCCTTCCCCTGAATCGGCGTTATCCAGAGGAATGCTTCACCATCGCGGTGGGCGCGCTGGAACGCTTCTGCTTCGCCGTTTCCAGGCCAATCCAATCGCTCCAATTCGTCGTCCAGCGCCGACTGGACTTCCCTCACTTGCTTGGACACAACCTCCGCCTCGTCTTCGTTGCGCGCTTCGACCGAGTAGGTGAACCCATTGCCAATCGTGTAATTCGTGAGGTTGTCGAGTGCGCTGATTGCAAGCTCTGTCGATCCGACCAGGAAGCGGGCGATGCCGCGGATGCTCGCCAAGTCCTGTTCATTTTCGTAGAACGGGTAGCACTTGCCGCGTGCCCGGTCACTGGGCGAGCTGATCCGCTGATCGTAGCGGCCGTATCCAAAGCCGGGCGTATCGGACAAATACTCGCGCCGGTCAACGATGTCGCCCCACTCCTGTTCGAGCAAGATGGACTGGCTCAGCAGTTCGCCAATGGCATCCATACCATTGTGCTATTTCGGCGGCGCATTGCTTTGCAAGGATCGCAGCACCTTCCACACGGTGTAGGTCGAAATCCTCAGCGTCGCGGCGATTGTCCGGTACGACACTCCCGCTGCTGCCATGCGGCGAATGGCGCGGATAATATCGAACGGCAGTGGTCGTCCTGAACATGCCATTAGGCGGTGAGATACTCCTCGTATCCCGACTCCCTGACTTCTCCGCGGAGGATCGCGCCGCTCAACCGTTCGGCCATTTCCAACGCATCGGGCCCGTCGTCGTGGTAGGCAGGAAGTGGAAAGCCGCGCAGTTGCTCGACAAGCATTTCCGTGCCGCGATGACCGCGGTGAAAATAAATCTCTCCACGGCTCAACGGGCCGTCCAGCCGCGCCACTCGCTTAACCTTGGCGTCACGGCTGGGCACGCCGAGCGGCCAAACCCTTTGCTGCCGATCGGCGGCAGCCCGGTAGAACTCCTCAATCAGCAGCGATTGAAAACCAACCGTCTCAAACCCAATAGCATCAGCGTTGAACTCCGCGTACATGTCGAGCGAGTCGGCGATGATTTTGGCGGGTGGACGGCGGGCAATATCGGCCCGAACGTACATACCGCCGCCACGTTTGCGAACCAAGACAACGATCGCGGAGTAGTCTGCTAGTTCCGTCTTGCCGAGCGATGGATCGCAAGCCAGAACCGTCAGGTCGATCTCCTCCTGCTTCGGCCACTCGTCGAACCAAATCCGGTCCGAGAAGTAATCGACCGGGAACATCGCCCCCTCTTCTTCGGTGAACTGTGCCCCGAACTCCTGCGCGTAAGCGCGTGGGCCAATCTCTCGCAACGATGCATCTAACTCTCCCGGAGTGATGAGAGGATTATCGGCAGTCGGTCGCTGCCACCGCTCCCACCCATCTGCCACGCCTGCCATGCGGAACATGTCGAGGAACCAATTGCATCCACTGGGCGTCGTAATGAACATCGCCCATCCCTGCCGGTCGGCCAACATCGGCCGCAAAACCTCCGTCCATACGGATTTCTTCGCGAATGCTGCCTCATCGAACACCAATCCGTCCAACCCGGAACCTCTCAAGTTGTCCGGGTTGTCGGCGGATTTGACCGTGACACTGCCTCCTCCAGGTAGTTCGATCCAGTGATGCACCTCGCTCTTGGCGGTTGCCACGTCCTTCAGAGCACGATTCAAATCGGGCCAAATGACATCTCGAGCCGCTTTGTAGGTCGGAGCGACCCACCACACGCGAGCGCCGTCAATGGCTCCTCGGAACGCCCCCCTACTTGGCCCGTGGCCCCGGATCGTGGCCATTAGACCCGTGGCCGTTTTGCCCCAACGCCGGCCGCACGCTACCACCTTGAACCGGGCCGGCGAGAGGAGGATTGGCAACTGGTGTTGCAATGGTCTCGGCAATCGAATTGTGCGATTGATTCCCATACCAGTTGTCATCTTCGATCACTTCGACTCGATGTTCGTGAGCGTGGAGGTGAATGTTTGGTTGCGGGTCCGGCTGATCCGGCTGAAGTTTAATCCAGTCCTTCCGTTTTCTCTCCAGGACTTTCAAGCCAATGTGCGGGTCTTTCCTCGCACACTCCATCACGTTGTCGGCTATGGCCTGCAATGTTTCATCCTCGACTTCCTTAACCAAGGCGGCAAACTCAGGATCTCGCTTGATACTGTTGCGTAGCGTTTGAAAAGTGATTCCAGCGGCCTTGCATGATTTCGTAAGGCTGCCAGTTTTTCTCAGTGAATCAACGAACCGACTCCGAATTCTCGGCTGATTGAGCTTGATCGGCCGGCCGCGTTTGTCCTTTCGTTTTTTCGCCACACGTCTATCGTTCCTCACGCTCCTCACGCATCTGACAGCGAACCAAGTTCGGTAGCGAGTCGGGCGAGCACTTGCCGCTTGGTGCTGGTGGTGTCGGTCGCGGCCAGAATGCGGTCCACGGCGGCGAGCGACAGCCCTGCCGTGGAGAGCTTGGTGCGCGTGGCGGTCTTTTCGGTCGCGTCGGGCTTGGCGTCGCTATCGAGGTCGAGCGAAACGACTGTCGGGTTGGCGGCCAGGTAGTCGTTGCGGCTTTGGTCGTCGGCGAAGGTCACACGGAGTAGGGCCAGATTGGGGCTAGGGAGCGTGGCCACGGTCCGATTGCTTTGCCGGGAGAAGCGGGGCCGCCATTTGGCCACGCGCTCCCAGTGCGACCAGCCGGGGGGAAGCTCCACGATCAGCTCGTCGTAATCGGTAGAGCCGGGCACGGCCCGGCGCGTGTAGGGTGCGAGGACGTGGACTGCGCTCATGGGATCATCCAACTAGGCGTTGGCTCCTGCGTCGCGAAGAACACGTTGTCGAAGTGGTAACTCGCGCCGCCAATGCCCGGCTGGTCGGTGTAAATCTGCCCGGCATGAAAGGTGCGAGCAGCGCCGAGCGTGTCGGTAATCGTTGTCCCAGTTGCCCAGCGCCCCTTGACCGAAGTCCCTTCGATTTCGAGCGCCGCATTGGCGTTGCCGCTGATCTGGCCGGTCTGTGCCTCCAACACGTTGTCGGTGTAGAGTTCCGCCACTCCGCTCGCTCCTTCGTCGTACACCAGTGTCCGCAAGCGAACGCATGCGGTGAGCACCTTCGCGGCCGACGTGTAGAGGCGAATCTGCGAGTGATACTCCACGGTCTGCGGCAAGAGGCGCGCGTGGGCGTAGATGTTGGGCGTAGGCGTCGTGGCGAAATCGACCGTGCCGGTCCAGGCGGCACTGCTCGGCGGAATGAGCGCGCCGCTGACAATCGACGGCGCACCGCTGAAGCTCATCGTCACGCCGTCGCCGCCGGCGGGAAGGCCCGTATAACCGGCCGAGACATGGCCCTGGCCGTTCCCAGTGCCGACAACCCCGCTCTCGTAGTCGTGCGAAAAGAGCACGGCCGCAGCGGCGTCGCCGCTACTCACGGCCCCTCGCATGATCGCGTGCCGGTTCATCACGTCTTTCCCACGATGACAGCGTTGCCATTCGCGCCGGCACTCACCATCTTGATGAACCCGTGCGGGAAGATTTTGTCGGGAAACTTCTGCCACTTGTCGGCTGTGACGGTAACTACTCCGGCAGTCCCCACGTCGTCGATCAAGACGAATGTTCCCGACTCAGTTTCGCACCCGTAGAACGTGAGGCTCGTTACTCCCGTCGGCGGTTTCACGGCGGCGTCGGCCAGTTCCCGCATGTCAACTACGTCGCAATTCGCCAGCACAGAGTTCACGGCGACAGAAGCCGTGCCCCATTGGCGCACGATGGAGGACGGATATGTGTTCCCTGTCAAAATGTCCTTGAGCGGCACGTTATATCTCCAATCTCACAACCAGAGTCCCGCCCTGCATCATCGCCAGCGGTCCAAGCTCGCTCCCCCGCCGCAATTCCAGCGGCCCGAATTCGGCCCGGCCTTCCGTGTACGACTGGCCGAGTTGATCTTTCAGCGCGTGGTTTTCGACGATCAACAGGGCCATCGCATTGAGCAGTTGTTCGGCAATCGGCGGCAGGGACTGCGGTTCCAAGTGCCGCTGGGGGGTTTCCTCTCGGCCGTAGTCAGGATCGTTCATGGCATTCCTGCCCCTGCCCGCCGCGGCTCATCGCAGCAGTTGTCGATGATGTAACGGATCATCGTCTCGTTGTGCTCGCGCTCGCGGACGAATGACTCTTGCTGCGATTTTTCCATGCGTTCATAGCCGCTTTGGATGTTGGCAAGCGCCGCCGGCCACCCGTACCACACGCCCACGCCGATTGCGAACAGCAGGATGGTGGAGACGCCCTGGCTGAACAGCCACTTCGTCAGCAGGTCTCGCCAGTTCTTGCCGTTTAATTCGGTTGGATCGGTGTCGCCCATTGTTGTTAGTCTCGCGTGTTGTTGGCTGGAAAGTGCCCCGCCGGCCGAGATTGCTCCCGAAC